GAAATGGAAGGCGAAGAGCAAGACATGGAGAAAGATGAAAACCTTTCAGTATCACAACTTCGTGAAAAACTTTTAGCTCGTCTAGCTGAACTAGATGGTGAAGAAGCTGAAGAACCAGCAGAAGCACCAGCTATGGGTGAGGATGACGAAGAAGGTGAAGATTATGATGTTACAGGCGAAGAAGAAGAGGAAACCGAAGAAGATGAAGATGGTTTAGACCTAGAATCAATCATTCGTGAGTTGGAAGCTTCCGTAGATGCTGAAGAAGCACCTGAAGAAGAGCCTGTAGCAGAAGATGCACTTTCATCTGGCGACCCTGCCGGAACTGATAAAGGTGAAGACCCTAAAGTTGTAATGGCAGAGGAAGAGAAGGAAAAAGAAGAAAAGGAAGAAACTGATGAAGTTGTTGACCTTGAAGAAATCCTTCGTGAAATGGAAGCCGACCTAAAAGAAGGTGAAGATGAGGAGAAAAAAGATAAAGAAGAAGTAGCAGAAGTTAAAAAGCAACTAAAAGAAGCTTACTCTACTATTGAATCTCTTCGTTCCACAATCAACGAGGTAAATCTTCTAAACGCAAAATTGTTATTCGCAAACAAATTGTTCAGAGCTCATAACCTAACCAACGAACAGAAGGTTAAAGTTATTGAAACTCTTGACAGAACTAAATCTGTACGTGAAGTTAAACTTGTTTATTCAACTTTAGCTGAAAACCTACGCTTTGGTTCATCTCAAAAAGTTGCTAAAAAGTCTATCACAGAAGGAATGGCAAGCAAAGTTGTTAAATCAACTAAGCCGGCAGCTAAGCAAGTAATTGCTGAAGGTGCTGATTTCTCTGCAAGATTTAAAAAGTTAGCAGGTATTATTAAGTAAAACAAAAAACAAAAAACAAAATGGACGTAAAAAAATTAATGACAGGTGCTAATCCCCAGAGCATTATGCTTGAACAGACCCGTGGTCTTAAAGCAAAGTGGGAAAAGACTGGCCTTTTAGAAGGTGTTAAGTCAGAAACTCAGAAGCACGGAATGTCCGTGATTCTTGAGAACCAAGCAAAACAATTGCTTGATGAAGCTACCCGTACAGGTACTTCGGCAGGTTCAGAAGAATGGGCTGGTGTAGCTCTTCCTCTAGTTCGCCGTATCTTCGGTAGTATCGCAGCAAAGGAGTTCGTTAGCGTACAGCCTATGAACCTTCCTTCTGGTCTTATCTTCTACATGGACTTCAAATATGGTTCAACAGCAGGTAAAGACATCAACCGCCCTGAGTCTGGTTCATCTTTATATGGTAAAGGTGGAACTTTCGGTAAAGACAACCTTGATTCTGAGACCAACAAACTTGGCTCAACTCAGTTCGCTTCTGGCGGTCTTTACGGAGCAGGTCGTTTTGGATATACCATCAATGACACTACTACAAATGTAGCTGCTACATTAGCATCCGCTTCACTAGCAGATATCAGCTTTGACCTTTCTGATGTAAGCATTTCAGGTGCATATGCAGCTGGTCGTTTCAAGAAGTTCACAGTAGCTCTTCCGTCTGATGCAGACTTTAATGCAGTTCGTGCATTTGATTTATTCCAGTCTGGTTCAGAGTTTTCATTGTATCCTCAGTTCACTGTTAAAAACGGATCTAATGTAGTATTCGTAGCATCTGTACAAACAGCCGCAACTTATGGTGCAATTAGTGGTAGTGTTGGTGCTCAATTAGCTTACACAAAGCAACCTCTTGATTACAACCGTGGCGATTTTGAAGATAAAGGTTCAGACCTTCCTATCACAGAAATCGAGCTTGAGTTGAAATCAGAGCCTATCGTAGCTAAGACTCGTAAGTTAAAGGCTATCTGGACTCCTGAATTAGCACAGGACTTGAATGCATACCATTCAATTGATGCTGAGGCAGAATTAACTCAGATGCTTTCTGAATACATCTCTCTTGAGATTGACCTTGAGATTCTTGAGATGCTTCAGCAGAACGCTCTTACTACTGAGTACTGGAACGCAAAAGTTGGATACGAGTGGGATGGTGCA